CCCCCGGGAGCTGACTGACATTACTACCGAAATTGTAATGTTGGACAAGTTGCTCTAGCTGTTTAAATCTCCATAAACATTTGGAGAGAGCTGTCATACGGCATTTAGCCAAAGGGCAGCGGACACTTTTGCTCTTCGCTCAACCTTTGTTGAGTAGTTCCTGTACAGGGGAGACGGTATGTACTCTACTTCTTGTAGAGCAGATACGTCTACTGTTTCGCCGTCCTCTTCAAGATTACTTTGTAACTTGAGGAGTACATCTCACATATCATCTAACAATGATTTTAGGATGAAATGGAGAGGGTGAGCAGAAGATAGTCTCTGACTAGCCAGGATCTCTGCTGAGAGGGGTTCTGCCTGTGGAAGACATGAGTCAAACCAGGATTGATTATCCTGCATTTGTACCCATATTTTCCCAATCTTCTCTACCAGCTTATCCCGTCTTATTTCTAGAAATTTTCTATTTATAGAATCAAGATCAAGATCAGCCTTATACCACCCCTTTACAAAAGGGCAGATAAACTGACCTGATGGTGATAAGCTAAGTAAGAAGACCAGCTTCTTACCTTTATCAGTAAGATAGCTGGGGGGTCTAAACTCAGACTGACTCTCTAACCATCCTCTCAATTGCATGACCCGGAATAATTCCGGAAACATGTATAAACTCATTGAACATTGTTTTATGAGTTTAAAATTGATTGGTGATATCTCCTGGCCATTAAGGAAGATTCGTTTTGCGAATTCTGCCCTAATGGTATCAGGGGAGGATATCATTGATTTTGAGTCATTTATAGGAACTCCTATAGATCTCATTATTGATTTATACTCCTCTCCGACATCTTTCTTGAATATTACCACATCATCACCTAGAACTGCATAGTCCTTAAAGGATTGATAACCCTTACGGGATGCTGCAAATTCTATGATGGCATGGTGAGTAATAGCGAAGGCAGCTCATGAGCTTAAGAAACCCATGGGTTGTCCGACACTATACTTAACATGTTTGTGGTATTTACAAGTAAAGAGACGGTCTGTCATTATGGCTTTCCATAATCTTGTAACAGGAGGTCCGAAGACCTTTTCTAACAGAATCTGCTGTATTCTGACAGGAAATCTGTCAGTTGCCGCAGTTAGATCTATTGACATGGACTCATGTCC